GACCAAGCCCGGATGCTGGCCCCGATGCTCAACAGCAAGGAATGGGACCCGTTCAAGGAGTACCTAGTCAACCTCAAGGAGTTGACGATTCGGGGCGTGGTAACGGCACAATCGGAGTCGGAACTGCGCCAAGCGCAGGGGAAGCTGGCTTTACTGGAAATGCTCCTTCAACTGAAGGATAGCTACGAGGCAGTAATAAAAAACAATGTCTAACGATCCTTTTTTTACCAAACAAAAGTTATTTACTAATGAAGATTACAGTGGATTCACTGATTTCTACGGTGGTGCATTAGATGCGTCCATTAATGTAAATACCATCAATGAAGATGAGCCTGTAAAAGACGATACAAAAAGTGACGAAAAAGATACAACTAGCGTTCTTAATCCTGTTCAAAGTGACAGCCGTAGTCCCAACGACCAGCCTCGCGCTGTAACTCAAACTTTTGGTAGTACGGATTACACCCCTACATACAAGACAGAAATCTATGGTATAGAAAATATTAACACCCAGTTTGGTGGTGGTGATAAAAGCGACAATTTTATAAAAAAAGGATTTAATAACACTTTTGGTGTAAACATTACTGCTGATTACGCAACAGAATCAGCACTAGCACCGTTAAACCTACTGACAGGTAACCCACTAGCCAGTACCGTAGCTGGTGGATTGTTTGGGCAACAAAAGGATGCTCCGTTTTCTACGTCCGATGGTTCTATGCAAAATGTACCAATAGGGGGTCTAGCAAGAATTTCTTTAGATATTGCAAATTCTTTTCATGTTAAAAACGGGGCAGCTATACAAAATTCAGTCTTACAAGGTGGTGGAAACGCAGGAGCGTTGATGTCTATTAACGGACTAAGAATTAGTCGCCCACCGGGAAAGTTTAATTACACAGGAAACACTTCAGGATTAAACACCCAACAGTTAAGGTCACTAGAGGGTGCTAACTACGGTTTTATTGGGGGATTTAAAGAAGAGTTTGATAAGGCTACTGGGGAATGGAACCGCACAGGCACAAAAGGTTTAATGACTTTAGTTTCTGGAGGCGACAGTGACCACGCTGTACAAAATGGTGGTGACTACAACGCAAGCACAGGCACGTATACTGATGCACTAGGGAATACTGCTGGTGGGGGTACAAAAAGAGATGCACAACGAGCCATAGCTGTTGTAAACAAACAATTTGGAAGCAACTTGAGTTGGCAAGAAATTGCAGCCACAAGAAAACAAGTTAAAACTAGCTTATTTGGAGAAGTAGTTTCTGGCCCTACTTTTCAGGAAATACTAGAATCAAAAGCTAGAGCAAACGCAGCAACTGCTGGAACAGCAACGGAAGTACCTAGTGCAGTCGCTCCTAAAACGACGTATAAAAGATTTACTCCCAGTTCAATACTTGCAGGAAACAGACGATATACTACTTCTGATGGAAGACAAGTTAATCTTCAAGAATTAAACGATTTCAACAGGCAAGTAGCAATAGGCAAAAAAGCTGCGGCTGTAGCAGCACAACGAAGACAAGAACAAGATAACAGAGAAAAGCAGCTAGAAGCACAGAGAGAAGCGCAGGAAGCGGCATTTACACCTGATAGAAGACAGCAAGAACAACAACAAACTGGTGCTGATGCAGGTGATTATGATTCAGCTAGTGATACCTATTCTAGCACGGGAAATGAGTATGATTTTAGATTCGGTGGTCGTGTTGGTTACGCATTGGGTGGTGCAGTTACAGACCCCATACAAAACACAGGATACGTAGGGGGATCACCTAAAAACTATTCAATGGGCATGACTGTAGCTGACACTGAAAACTTGCAAGTACGTGAAGGGTCTTTTGTAATTAACGCACCAACGGTAGAACGATTGCAAAAAGAAGGTAGACTGCCAAAGGGTACACAAAAAAGAAAAGCTGCAAAAGGCGGCAAGATGATGGACGTAGCGTTATCTAAGGGTGAGTACCTTGTTGATGTAAATGATATAGATAAATTTGGCGGGTACGATAAGCTTACCACTGAAAATAACAAAGGCAAAGCAGAAGTAACTCGCAGACAAAATCTATCAAACGGGGGCGTTGCCGCAGACTCTGCTAACTACGAAGATAAAATTGTAATTGACGAAGTTCGTCGTAAGATGGATTCTTTAATGGACGAAGTAGCTGCACGAGATGATCCTGTAATAGTGCTATCAAATTACTTTGAGTCTGGATCAGCACAAAAAGACTACGACGATGCACAAGCAGAAAAAAATCAAAGGGTACCAATAGGCGGAATGTTCTTTGCAAATTCCAAATACAATATAATAAACGTACCAAAAACTCCGACTCTTTTTAATTTGTTTGTTATGGCAGAAGAAGTTGCACATCTAGATGCTCGTAAACCCGGCAACCCAAAAACAAGAAAAAATCCCTACTCTAAACCAGAGTACGATATTTTTAAAGATTTTAACAACATGACTGGGGGTTTATTCTCTGATACCCGGATTATGGGGCAGGACTACGATGCACACGATACTTTTAATAAAGAAAGTAAATACTTAGAAGAAATGCGGGCTAAACAAATTGCATTTCAAACAGTGTTTGGGGGACTGGCTGAAAGACAAGCTAAAAATACAAAAGCAGGTAAAACCATTAAATATACTAAGGCTAGTTACCAAAAAATGTTTGCTGACTATATAACAGCTTTTGCTAGTCCAGTTGTTAAAGCTGCTTTCTTTGAAAAGTACCCCGATTTAAAAAGTGTGTACAGAGAAACCCCGGTAGATGAACAGCTAAAAGAACAATCAGATACTGAAAGTACTAGAAAACGTATACTTCTTGGGCAAGAGTTACAAAAAAAAGTTAAAGATAAAAAAGGCTACGCCGAAGGGGATGTAGTTACAGACGACCAAAACTTTTACAGTGACGTTGAAGAAGAAGAATACCCCGGCGGAATAGAAGACTTTTTAAAGCTAGGAAATGCGTATCCTTCTAGATTTACAGGAAGCAGTGACGCTGTAGCAGTTGAAAAAGCTAGAGTTGCAGCAATGAAACTTTTTAATAAACTACAACCCGCAGATGCTCTTGCGTTAACTATGATGGGTGAAGCTGAATCGTTAGGCTACGAAGGAATGGAAGCTGTTGGACACGTTGTAATGAACAGAGTTAACTCTGGTTACAGGGAATACGCACAACAAGAGGATGTACACGCAGTAGTTACACGGCGTATTAAAGGAAAAAGTCCACAGTTTAATGCCCTTGATTATAAAAATTTAAGAAAAGCAGTACGTGAATTTAATGAAAATCCTGATAAATTAACAAAGTATAATAGAGTACGTGATATTGCAGAAGAAATAATAGCGGGTGCTAGGGATGATTTCACTAAAGGTTCTCTTATTTTTTGGAACCCAAACCTATCTACTAACAATCACATAAAAGATGGCATTGCTGACGGGACCTACGAGGTAGTGACTACACAAGGTTCGGGAAATGTCGTACACCAAATGATTCGTCCTTCCGCTTCTGAACTAGAAAAGTATTCTACAAAATCACCTAGTGATATTCAAATGGCGGCAAGGGAAAAGGGAATGATAATTACCCCTGCTCCGTTAGAAAATACTGGCGACATGGTAGAAAGCTTTATGAAAACACCATCACCTAGTAAAGATACTAACAAGCAAATTCAATCTGCACCTATTGACGATTCCGATGAAGGATTCATACAAAAGTCTGCAGAAGAGTACATGGGCAATAGATACCCATAAAGAATTCGTCAGCTACCCGCCTAGCGGCCCTGACATAACCGAAGCGGCTACCTACAAGCCAAAGTAGCCCCGCAATGAAGAGGTAACAAAATGGCAAAAGCAAGAGGCCACCGTGCCAACAAACCAAACGATTCATTTGGTGCAATAAACAACGAATCGTTATATCGTGGAAAACACCGTGATGCAGTCTACATCGATGACGATGACGAAGACCAAGCGGTAGAAGCAACAGAGGAGCAAGAAGCGGACCCCCAAGAGGCTACTCCGCAGGAAAGCACTAGCTTCGTAGAAAACAAAAAAGAAGAAACCCACGATTACAAGAAGCGTTATGACGATCTGAAAAAACATTACGATACTAAGGTAAATGAATTTAAAGGTGAAATCAGCAGCCTTCGTGAATCGCTAGAAAACAAAGAGGTAGAAATGCCAAGTAATGTAGCAGTTCCAAAGACTATGGAAGAACTAGAACAATTCAAAGCCCAATATCCTGAAGTGTTTGATGTCGTACAAACCGTTTCTTCGCTCCAAACAGAATCACAGGTTTCCCAACTCCGCGAGGAACTGGGTACAATCAAAGAGCGTGAAAAAGACTTGGAAAAACAAAATGCTTACCAGCAGCTTGTTTCCCACCATCCCGATTTCGATGAAATCAAAGTGGATGAAAAGTTTCTTTCTTGGCTTGAAGATCAACCTAAATCGATTGCTGATGGCATCTACAAAAATAACACAGATGCTAAATGGGCGGCACGGGTCATAGACCTCTATAAAGCTGATAACAGTATATCAGCCCCGAAGAAAACCAAAAAGGCTTCTGCAGCAGATGCAGTCACTAAAACCGCGTCGCGGACAGTGACTACTAATAAAACAGAAGGTAGAATTTGGAAAGCTTCAGAAATCCGTACCCTCAAGCCGTGGGAGTTTGAAAAGCTAGAAGCTGATCTTGACTTGGCACGGGACGAAGGCCGGATTGACATGAATAACTAGACTTAACCTCAAAACTATAATGGAAGGATTGAACAATGGCGTTCAGTACATCTTCTGGATATGGAAACTTACCATCCGGTAATTTTGCACCAGAAATCTTTAGCCAAAAAGTTCTCAAGTTTTTCCGTCGTGCTTCGGTTGTGGAAGATATTACTAACACCGACTACGCTGGCGAAATCGAAAACTTTGGCGACACAGTCAAAATCATTAAGGAGCCTACTGTATCAGTAGCCGCGTATCAACGTGGTTCTGTGGTAAATCCGCAAGACTTGGCTGACGATCAAATCTCTATGGTTGTTGACAATGCAAACGCTTTTGCGTTTAAAATTGACGACATCGAAGAGCGTCACTCGCACGTAAACTTTGAAGCACTTGCCACCTCTTCTGGTGCGTTTGCTCTAAAGCGTAAGTACGATGCTGCCGTTCTACAGCATATCTCTGATGCCGCTGGTATTGCAGCGTCTGCCGTTTCTGGTACGACTCTGACAACTACTGCTGCAGCAGGTACATTGGGAACAGCTAATGCTCCTATCAACGTTGAAACAAACGACAACGGCATCAACATGATGCTGGCTATGGCTCGTTTGCTTGACGATGAGTCTGTGCCTGAAGAAAACCGTTGGTTTGTAGCACCTCCAATCTTCTACGAGAAGATGTTCCAAGCTGGCAACAAAATCGCTGAAGTCCAAGTGACTGGTGATGCTTCATCTCCGCTGCGTAATGGCCTTGCCATCAACGGTACCTTTGCTGGTTTCCGCTGTTACAAGTCTACTGCACTAAACAGCACAGGTGGAACTGACCAGTTAACACTGACTGACGCTTCTGCTACTCTTGCAACAGATGGCTCTGAGAACATTGTTCTTGCTGGTCACATGTCTGCTGTAGCCACTGCTTCGCATATTGCTAAAACCGAAGTGGTTCGTTCAACTGAGTCATTCTCTGATGTCATTCGTGGACTTCACGTTTTTGGTCGCAAGGTATTGCGTCAAGAAGCTGTTGTTCGTGGCGTCATTGACTTCGCGTAAGG